ATCCGTGATTCTTTACTGGTTCTCCATTTACTCGCAAAAGGTTGCTCTGATAGATGCTACACCTCTTCGGGTTCTTTCGTGGCGTGCCATCCTTCTTGCAGGTCATACCTCGATATACGAGGCAAGGCAAGGGGTATTCGTAGGTTCCATTCACAACATCCCAGCTTTCAACCCTTATCGTGTCGCAGTGGTCGCTGATATAATCGCCAACATTAACTGGGCTGTGCTCGGTAGCAAATGCTCTTGCCAGTACTCTTCTTTCGTTCTCAGCCTTCACGTTGATTTCGTGCAAGGCTTCTCTGTACTCTTGTTTTGTCATTGTCTTCTGTCTTTTTTAAATTGCCTATCTAACTTCGTTTTCATTCTGTTCATCTTGTGCTCAAGCCTGCCAATCTGCTTATAAGATAACCACTCCGGCTTGATATTCAGTTCCATCCAGTACTGGCGCATTTCCTTGCAATGCCGGGCGATGCTCGGGAAATAGAGGTGTTGCTCGTATGGGTTGCGAAGGAAGTACTTGCAATCGGATAGCATACGACCAAGCATCATGTATTTATGCTCCTGCCCTTCTCCAAGACTGACAAGCCTTCCGTTGTCCCCGATCCACAGCATTGCTCCCTCTCCCTTCCAATTAAAGTCGAAAGCCTTGCTTACCGGATAATAATAGCCATCGAGCACCGTGCCTTCCTTTAGGTCTCGCCCAATCTCTCGCAGGCAGGTTCTTCCCCAGCTGGTCGTTACCTCGACCACTGCTTGCGCTGGTATCTTGTCGTATTCCTTCATATCTTGCCAAATTTAAATTTCTCTTTCCGTGATGTAATACTTGTATGTCACTCCACCCATTTTAACCTTGAAGTGTCGGTCTCCTTCTTCCATCATTTCTGCAAATGGGTTGTTCCTGAAGGTTTCCTTAATTCGAGAAAACCTTTCCTCCATTATCTCCTTGTTTCTGTAGTCTTCGATGTGACTATCAACTTGCCCAAGGCTATTTTTGCCGTTCAAAATGTATTGTTTCATATCTTGATATATTGTGCAGGGCTTGCGCCCTGCTGATTAATACTTTTCTATCCAATACTCTGTCTTGAAATTCACGCATAAGCCTACAAATTCAGACTTGAAATAACCTTGTCGTACCCAGTATGGATAATGTCTGTCGGCTTTCTTTAGTCCCCTAAACAGCTTGTTCAAGAATCGCTCTGCCTTGTCCTTGCGTGTAAAGTTTGCCATATCATCGATTTCTTTTCCTTCCATCTGTCTCTTGATGTAATATTTTGCTCTTGCCATTTCTCTGTCCTCCCTTGATTACTTAGCATACAATGTAACTACAAGTCCACGTCTCAAAGCGCAGCGGCAAGCGTCCATACCAGCCTTCAATGCTCGCTTGATAAACTTATTGAAGAGTTCTGCTCCGATGAGCTTCAATATTCCGCTTACTCCTACGAGTGTGTTTATCTTCTTGCCATCCTCAGTGCGTCCGAAGACCTTAATACGGAAGTTAGAGTTGATGAACTTTGTAGTGAACTCTAAAATGTTTGAATTTGACTTTTTCATTTTTCTTTGGCTTAACCGTGTTGCCTAGGGCTTAGTTACTGAATGTTTAATGTGCTTATCTCCTAAACACGATGCAAAGATATTAATATTTTTCGGTTCCACCAAAACTTTTCCCGAAAGATATTAATATTTTAACTTTTATTGGCTGTTTATGTCGTAAGCACGACTATTTTCGGTCGTTTCCGGTCGTTTCCGGTACGTTTTCGGTCGTTTTCAGTACGCTTTCGGCTGTTTTCGGTCGTTTTCAGTACGCTCTATATAATAATAACCTGCACGCATTAGCTAGAATGAATATAATCTAACTCTCATATCCCCTACCCCTTTTCTCTCAATGAAAAGTGTTCTTCGCACAAAAATGGGCAGAAAAACGCTCTCCTGCGCTTCCTGCCCTTCTTAAAATTGATATTATGATTGAACCTATTGAACTCTCTTCTTGATGAACTCCTTTATCCAGTTTACCGCAAGAAGGAACAGAAACAGAATCACGCAATCGCCAATGAATAGCCTTACCTTTTGCCATGTGCTCGCTGGCTTCTCTACCTCCTTGGTCTTGTATCGGTTCACGTAATACTTTATCTTTACGGTGTCTGTCACGAATTTATAAATGTCGCCCACGATGGTGTCCGTCTTGGTCGTTGTCCTCCATCTGGTAGTCGTAAGATTATGCCACCGCTCCTTGATTACAGTGTCGCCCTTGATGTACACCAGCACGCTGTCATGCTTGATTACGCTGTCGTGCTGCCGGGTGTCCTGCCAGTGGATCTGTCGCTGGTTCACGCTGTCACGTCTTACACTGGTTTGTGCGCTGTCGTGATAAATTGTGTTATTTTGCGCTGTTTTAGCGCAGGAACAGCCAAAAATCAAAAGTGGGGTAATTATAAGCATGGCGAGAAATAACGCCACAGAACGCAAATTTCGCCCTTTTCTTGAATTTTCCATACTTTGAAATGTTCGATTTATATGTTTATTACGCAAGCACCTTGATTTCCAGGGCTTCCTTGGCTCGCTTCAAATACTTCTCGCAGGCTGCCAGTCCATTGTAGCCGCCATTTATCTTCCTTCGGATAGCCTTCAGGTTGTCTTTGTCTGCCAACTCATTGCAGCCGAAGGTGTCGAATACCCACATCGAGGATTTCGCTGCTCCAAGAGAACGCTCCAGAAGTTCGGGACTGCCCACAACATCGAAGCCGCAATAATTGGCATACTTCCGGTAGTTGGCTCGCCCGGTAATCTGTATCAATCCCCTGCCCTTATACTTCACGCCATCGCCCTGCTGGGTGTTGCCGAGGTCTTTCCTGCCCTCGTAGGCTCTGCCGCTGGCAATCTCCTTGGTATATCTCAGTTCACCACTCTCATGGGCAATTTGAGCCAAGTAGTGCGCCATCCTTAGTGGGGTGTTGATGTGGAAATGCTCTGCCCATCCGTTGATGATCGGAAGGTAGGTGTCTGCCCTGCTGCCTGCATTCGGCATTACCTTTAGAAGTTGCGCTCTAGTTATCCTCATTGTCTCCTCCTTTCTTCCGCTCTTCCTTCATTATCTCGACAACCGCCTTCGCAATTTCATCCTTATTTTCGAGGATCACCTGCATAGTGCGGTCTTGCTTGCGTATCTCTGCCTTCTCGTATGCCTTCTCCCGGATGCTCTTAAACTCGCACAGAAGCAGATACACCGTCCAGGCGATGGCGAACATAGGGAAGGGAGAGATAATACACGTAGCCACGTCCATAAGCGAAGCGATACCGAATGTCGGGAAATACTTCTTCGCCTTGTCGCATGTTTTCTTCAACCCAGTTGACGTTCTTGCAACATGAAGTTCCTTCGCCTTCTGTATGCCTGCTATCAGGTCAATTGTCATCGCTATCAGAATTGTAGCGAAACAGATAAAAATTACTAGGGCGCACAAATAAAGGTGGTGCACCTGAAAATCGTGAAATACTTCGCTCATATCAATTTATTTTTTTTGGTTATTCCAATTTCTCCCAGTCGATGGTCACGCCCTTCCCGATGATGTCTGCCGTCCACCTGCAGAATGCCATACCCTCGTATCCGTCCGGATCACTGGCTACGGCAATAGCATACTGTACGCAGTCGCTCTCGGTCTTGATTACCTTCGGGTAGAAGTCCGCATAAGCCATATTTGCCAAATAGAGAATATCCCCGAGGGTCGTGCCCTTTGAGATTATCTCGTTGTTTGTCGCCAGCCGGATTTCGTCTACCGTCCAACGGTGGCTCGTTCCGTCTACGTTCTTCATCTGCTCGCTTGCCTTGATTGCTAGCTGTTTCGTGAAGTGGTAGCCGTGCTTGGCAACGTATGCCGCGTACCCACTGGCTCCCATGAGTGCCTTTGCTGCCTTCTCGTATGGTAAGCTGTGGATGATGTCGCTCTCTTGGTGCTGGTGTCGCTCTTCCTCGCTATCGCAGGAATGGCGCAAAACGATAATTTTCTTCATTGTGCGCCCTCCTATCCTAGTTTGTCGAGTAACTGTTTAACCATGCCACGAATGCCGCTTATATCGCCCTCAAGTGCCTTGAAACGCTTTTCGGTTTCCTGCTTCTCCTTGATTGCCGGGTTCAAAGCTGCAAGAAGTTCTTCGCCCTTCGCTTTCCGCTCCTTGCTTGGCTCGTATGCCTTGATTATCTCATCGGCTTCATTTACCAATTTCCCGACTTCGGGCAAAAGGTCTGCCTTGTCGGTTGCCAGTACGGTTTCGCCTGCAAAGGTTACTCCCAGGTGTTCGGGGATAGTGTAGATTGTCTGCTTTCCCTCCACCTCGATTGTTACGTCTCGCATGGGCTGTCCGCTGCTGGAAATGGTTGCGATGCCAGTGTTGATGTGCGGCTGGTTGTCTACGACCTTGCCTTCCTTAACTTCCACCGTCTGCTTGTCTAGCAGATAGACCGGGTGATTTCTCTGTATATTCTTAAATTCCATAATGCGCTCTTTTTAGATAATTCGATAAATAGACAAAAAGGGGTCTCACTGATAGAACAGCGAGTTGCCCCTTGATAGATTTTGTTTAGACCGCCTACGCTCCAGTGGTGGTTGTGGTGGTCTTCAACGCTGCAATAAGTTCAGCGTTCTGTCGCTGCTGGCTCAACTCCAGGCGTGCATCGTTGTACCGCTGCTGCAAATCCTGCTGCCAGTGATTGTTCAGCACATCGATAACTCGCTGGGTGTTGTCTTGGTTCGAGCGGATGATGTCGCACTTGTCCTGCTGCATCTGATAGCCTAGTGCAGAGAAGCCTCGCTCTATGCTGCGGTTGTTGAAATCGAACCCTCGCTGCATTGAGTTCTCGATGTTTTTCTGCCCCAGCTGGTTGTCGTAGCCCATCTTAATGATGTTCTGCTGTGTCTGGCAGCAGCAGTCCTTCAGTGCAATGGTCATCTGCAAGTTACCCTGCGAGATGGCATTGATTACTCGCTCTGCCGAATAACCAACTTGTCCGCTTATCTGCTGGATGCCTGCCTGAATGCCGCAAACAGAAGACTGCAATGCGTTGAAGTCGCAGTTCAAGTTAGCCGCCAGCGTCTTCAAGTCCTGGTTGTTGCCCTGGATTGCTCCCATCAGCAAGTCGCTGTTGTGGTTGTCGCTCATCTGAGTGCGAAGGCTGTCAATCTGAGACTGGATTTCGGAACGCTGAACGTTGCCGTTCTGTCCGTTCCAGCCATCACCGTACATGAATCTGAACATTCCCAGCATCATCATGTAGGCGAATGGGTTGTTCCAACCTCCACCCATACCACCGTTCATTGCTGCCAGCATAGTCGCTGGATCATTGTCTCTACCTCTAGCGAGCAACGCTGCTGCTAGGTTGTCATTGCCACCGTCCCCAGTGCAATAAACTTTTTCGATAGTGTCTGCCATAAAATTTTGAGTTAATTACGTTGCGGAAACCAAATATTGGAATCCGCTGCAAAGTTACTCTGATTTTTGGCTCGCTCCAAAAAGTTAGTACACTGGTATTTATCAAATTATTGTCAAAGAACGCTTTTGGTTATTTTCTTTTTATTTTTTGATTAAACACAAATCGGCTCAACGTCCTTGTTAAGAAGGGTCGCTTGTGCCGTGGCAAGTCGATAAACTCGAGACGTGCTGAGATAAGTGTAAGCCATCTTGCAAAGATGTCTCACTGCTGGAACGGTGCGGTTTAATACGGTCGCAATGGTCGTTATGCTGAATCCTGCGTGTATCATCTGCTCAACGACCATACATCGTGTCATTACGAGGTTTTCTGCTCTCGACTTGCCGAGAACGTCTTCTCTCGTAATGCTCAACTCTCCGCTCGGCAGTTCAATAGCGCAACACTTAATTACGTTGTCTATAACTCGCCATAGTTCTTTCTCCTTGTCATTCATAATAAAATGTTTTAATCGTTGCCCAACATAGAATCAATCATTCCATCAATGGCTTCATCGGTCATGCTCTTCTTAATAGAAGGATCTGCGCCAATTGACTTCATCATCATAGCTACCCAGGGGTTGTCACTCTCCAGCGTGGATTGTATCTGTTCCTTGTATGCTTCGTGAAGCTCGCCCGATTCCTTAAAATCCAAAAGAACCGTGCGCAAGGCTTTTACAGCGTAGTTATCCATCAGCAGGGGATTGTCCCTTGCCGATGATAATTTAGTAAGAAGCACAGCCAGTGCTTCATGTAATTGTTTCTTATTCTTCTTCATATTGTCTTACTTTTAAATTTCTAAAGTCAGCGACTTAGAGTTCAAGTTTACCACCACAAGCATATCTTCTTGAGGTCTTAGTAACTCCTGCTTTAGGAGTTACTGGTTTTGCTCTACCTGTTTTATTTCTCATAATAATTTATTTTATTTATACAATTTTATTTGTTTTGAACAAACTCTGCAACAACAAGTGTAGTATCATCTGTCTTGATTAAGCGTACATAGATATTCCATGACATAGCCAAATGGTCAATCTTATTAAGAAGTGGACCATGTGATGATACTTGCATTTTATACATGTAGTGATTATTATTGGTATGGCAATAAATGTTACCTCCTTGTGCTCCTGCGAAGAATATCTCCAAGATACCTCCTCTCGATGCCTTTTGAAACCAATCATATACGTTGATATTCTGTGAATAATCCATATTAACAATCTGATGATTTGCAACAAATGGAATACTTATATATCCTGTGTTGTCTACTTCAGTTCTATAATCATAAGTATTAACAATAGCTGTGTTAAAACTTGCTTTTATTTTCGCCCAAAGCTTCTTTAGTCCACTTTCATCTAAGAAATTCATACAAACCTCCTTTCTAATTTAATGCATCGATTACCGATGTTGGGATTGCGCTGTCTGCTGTAGCTCCTGAAGATATACCATCAAGCTTGGACTTGTATGCTGAAGTGAAGTCGTGGGTAGAAAGTCCCTTTCCGCTTACCACGTCAACCTTCTTTGATAGAGCTACATTTACGTCTGCTGTCTTAGCATAAGGCGACAAGTCGACCTTCACGGTGTGAGTACCGATTTTTTCCCACGCACCATTGGTATAGTAATACTCTTGATACACATCGTTGGCATCGCTTCCGTCCTTAACGATGTATATCTTGTTACTCTCGCCCGATGAAGGAAGGCTGGTTACCAACTTGAACAAAGATGTATCGAGGTTGCCAAGTTGTGCGAGCGGGATTCTTCCGTTGGCATCAAGTCCACAAATGCCGTTGGCTGCATTCAAAGTTCTCACGCTTCCGTCTGCCATCAAAACTTGGAATGTAGTGCCGTTGGTCTTGACAAATTTCGATGCGGTTATCTCTCCACATAAAACATTGCCAGTGGCTGCTTCTACAGTGAATGTTTCTTTTAATTTTCCATTCTCACCTTTTGCACTAGCGGAAATGAAATTGGATGTTAAACCAAATACTGTGGATTCATCGAGTTCTTTAGCTAATATTCCAGCACCGCCTTTAAAATAAACATAACCAGTAACAGTTCCACCTTTCAATGAAAGGTAGTTCTTGCCTACCCAGCTTTTAATCTTCTCCCAAAAGGAAGCAAGTCCTATTGCGTCTAAAAATTGCATAATCTATTGTTTTAAATTGTTATTTACTAGTAATATCTGTTATCTGTTCCTCCGTGATTGCTGGAGGGAAGTCCTTCGTCACGATGTCGGTCACTCTGTTTGAAATATCCTTGTAGATGTCCGTGCCGAGTTTTTTTGCTGTCACGCTGCCGTCTCTGATGTTTCCAGTTGATATACAGTCCTCGGTCAGATGGTCGTGTTTGACCGCTCCCGGTTGTAGTTTATCTGAGGTCACACAATTGGATGCTAGGTGTCTGTTCTTTACAGAGCCATCGGCAAGCTTCGCTGCCGTTATCGCCCCATCCGCAATTTGCGCTTCCGTTATTGTTATCTTGGCGAGTTCACTCTTGATAATCCTAACGACTGCATCGTTCTCCAGTTTATCGTCCATCATGGCAAGCATCCTGCTTAACTCGACAACGATGTCGTAAATTTCCGTGCCGACACGCACCGCTGTGTTTTCTCCAACCTGCGTTGCATCTCGTATCAGCTCTGCCATACGGAGCATTTTTTGAATATCCTCGTTCATGTCTTATGTGCTTTTAGTTGCCTATTGCGTGAATGTGTGCCCTTGTTCCTCGCTGTGCCTTCACTTCTCCTTTCGAGGTGAATGCCTTGAGATATTCGAGTGCATCTGATAAATATCTTTCTGCCATGTCCATGATGTCGTTGTATTGCTTGTTGTTCGACAAATCTTGAACATGGTCTGAATAATCGTCTCTGTGGCGCATTCCACCTGCTCGGCTTATAATTGTGCCATCGGCACGAAAAAGCCTCGCATACGTGAAATAAGCGAGTGCTTTGCGTATTCCGCTGGTGTACTTCTGCACCTTGGTTTCTTCTTGGCTGCAATCGCCCTCCTTCTTGGTGGTGTATTCGCCACCGTCCAGGAATACCGCAGGCTGGAAATCGGGCAATACTGAATCGCCCCACTCTCCCTGCTCGGTCGCTGCCTTGAACCGCTCATACCCGATGGCTGGTATGATGTTCGCATCTTCGCATTCCCGAATGTATGCGTTCACTTCATCCTCATCTAGGTGTGTGCTGGTCGGTCGTGCCAGTTCTCGGAACTGATCAACCGTGATAAGTTGTTTTCTTTGTTCTCCCATAGGCTCAATCAATTAGTCTATCGTGTTGTTCCCTGCCACCTCGCTGCTGATATACTTTAGCGGCTGTAGCTTGGGGTCTAGGTTCTGAATGGCTGGGTCGTGCCAATTCTCGAAAATCTTCTTGAAGGCTCGCTCGATGAAACGCTGCTCGGTTGTCACTTCGCCTGCATAGTATTCGTAAGCATCCTGCATCACTTGTCCGCTGAATCCCAGCTTGCCAATACGGATGGAGTAGAAGAGTTCTTGATGGAACTGTGCGTAGATGCGTTCAATAACGCTGCTGTCGGTCACGGAAAACTCCTTGTCGAAGTTTTTTGTCGGGAAGGCGACAACCTTCGGTTCGTCTTCCTCGTTCTCCACCTCTACAGCTAGAATCTTCGCTGTGTTCTCGTCCCCTTGGAACTGCAAAAGGTCTTCATCGGAAATCATCTGTCCGCTCTCCACCTCTTCGCCATTCTCATCGAACTTTGGAACGCCCTTTTTGGTTACAAGCATACACGATACGAGGAAGTTGTTGCGGACGTTTCTCATCTTGACGTTGCCCAATCCCTCATCGGTCGAAATCTCAGTGATGGCTGAATCGTAGCTGGCTGTCGGATAAATAAACTGTCCGTCTAGGCTCTGCCACAGAATCTGCCCCTTGTAGCTGTCGATGCCTCCTGCGTTCTCAATCTGTTCAAGAACGATGTCGGGGTCGGGATTGAAAATGTTGATGCGTTCAATAGTCTTGTCGTTCACCATCAACCGCTTTCCGTTCCTCGTTTTTTTCTGCTCCCAGTCGGGATGCAGCAAGACGTGCGCCACGCTCCCCTTGTCGTCCGTCTCTTCAAGGCGGCAATTTTCAAAGGGTACGTGGCTCACGCTCGACACCTGCCCTAGAACGTTGTAGTTTACATGAAGGGCAAAGCCTCCAAAGCGTGCGAGGTCTTGCGCTACGTTCCGGAGCAAATCGTCTGCCGTGTCCCCCTGCGGGTTCATCGCCAACGATGCTAGAATGTCGCTATCGAAGCCGTAGCCCTCAATAAATCGGGCATATCGGTTAAGGCACAGCATTGCCGTACCGCTGGCTTCCGTGATGCGTGCGAGGTTCTGCGGATAAAGATTATCATATCCGTATGCCTGCATCTTGAATCGGCTGACGTAGCCAATATCAACTCTTCGCTTTGGCTTCTTAACTGTCTTAACGTTCATATTGCTTGTGTCGTTTTACTTGTTGTTTTACTCTTCTTCCTTGCCTGCTTTTTCGGCTTGGTCGAGGTCTTTCTTCTTGTCGCTGCCTGCTGCTTTTTCGGCAGGATCTTTCCCGGTGGTATCATCTGCACCGCTGTCGCTGCCTGCTGGCGGCTGCTTGTTCTCGATGAGTTCATCGCTGGGTATCTTCTGAAAGTAGCTTTCCATGTGTGGGTACTTCGTCAGATATTCATGCGCTACCTTGTCGGTCAGGTTCTCATTCGTGAAAATCTTACCATGGTAGAAATCCGGGCAGGAAATGATAAAACCTGCCTTGAGTGCGTAATTACATGTTTTTGGCATTGCCTTTTCTTTTTTGAGTTTTAGATAAATTTCAATCAAAGCATCGTGGTAACACTGCTGGCAGGTTGTCGGTACAAACCGCTTGCGTGTTACCTCGAAATATAGAGTTTCTATAACTGCCTTGTCAGTTGCATCAAAGGGACTGTCGAAACGTGCCTTCAACTCCTCGACCTTGGCTGTTGCTTCCTTGTATGTCATAGGCTACGCTGCTGCTTCCGTCAGAAGGCTCTGATACTTGGCTGCTGTTGTCTCGCTGTCGGTGTCAAAGAAGAAGTAAGCTGCCTTTGGTACGCTCTCCTCTTCCAGCGTGATAAGCCAGCCGCCCTCGGTATCGTCTGAGTACTTGTCGTTCTCGCCTGCGCTTGCCTTCAGTGCCTGCGCATATCCGAATACCTGATACTCTGCCTTTCCGTCCGTTCCCTTAGAGAGGTTGCGAAGGATGATAACGAACTTTCCGTTCGCCAGTCCGTCAATGATATTTGCGCAAACGTCAGGTGTGTTTGCCAATACAACGACTGCTACGGTGTTCTTCCAGCTGTTGCGATACGTGCCAACGGTCAGCTCGGTCTTGGTTCCAGTGAATGGCTTGCTGCCTTCCTGCCGGATAGCGTATGCTTTCTTGCCAGTCTTCAAAACTAATGTTTTAATTATATTGCCCGCTACAACGGACTTGGTGAAGTCGATGTCGTCTCGGTTGATGATAAGTCCATCGCCCTCCAGTCCCTTTGTTACTTGGTCTTCGCAAGGGATGATGATGTCCTGAGCGATAAGGCTCTCGCAAGTTGTTGCCATATTAATTCGTTTTAAATTGTTATATCCCCAACACCGTTTTGTGGGTGTTGAGGATTGTCAAAATAACTTAATACTAAACTGAAAATTTGGAGCGATTAGTAAGCTGCATGGATCATGCCCTCTTCGAGGAGAGCCGTTCCAATCTTACCAGTAGCATAGAGATAGTTTCTGCGCTCCTTCTGGTCGAACCAGATGTCGAGGTCGCTGATGAGATTGTCTGCATCTGTACCAATCATAAGGTGCTTAGGGTTGCAGAATACCGCACGGTGTGGAAGGTTGACTGTCGTTGCGCCCTTCTCGTATGCTTTAATCATTCTGTCCCAGATGCCGACACGTGCAATCTTCACTCCGTTGTAGGTCGCTACTTCGAAGCCATCGAACAACTTCTCCCATGGCATAATGTCGTGGTAGGTCTTCTTGAGGTCGTAGGTTAATGCGTCAGCAAGCGAGCGTGTCATGAGCAATACGGCATCGCTGTCGTCAACGATACGTGTGTCTGCATCCATCAAAATGGTGTCTACAAGTGTAGTAGCCGCACCACTCTTGCGCAATGCAGAAATCTGCAATGCTGCCGTGGTCTCGCTGTTGGCTGCGATGGCGGTATGTTTGGTCGCTGTGGCTGTAAAGATGCGCTTGAACAGACCATCGCAGACGTTGAAATTACTGACATCTAAGCCTGCTGTCAGCTTGCCGCCACCGCCACCTTCTTCACTTGCCAGTGCTGCTTCCTTGTCGCCAAGCCAGCCGAAACGCCAAATCATCTGCTCCATGGCTCGCTGGAGTGCATCTGCATAGATTGTCATAAAGTCGGTGCTGGTGAGGTCGCCAATGGCTGTACCAGTCTTCAATGAATACTCAGCGATGGTTCCCTTCAATGCCTCGTAGCAAATCTTAATAGGAATCTCCCACTGTCCGAGTTCCCAACGCTTCTGAGAATTTGCGATACCCTTCTCCTCATAGGTAGGGTCGCAACCGCCCCCCTTCTTACCGACCATTTCCATCTCTCCGAGAAGAGCGATAGGGTCTTTCTCTTTGACCTTCTGAATATTCACGAATGAAGAGAAATCTTCATCGTTGTAGAAGGTTTCCTGCACGGCATCCTTGATGCTTGCGAGGTTTTCTGGCTCGAGTTTAAGGTTCTCAAGCTGCTGTTTTGTAAACCCTGCCATTATTTTCTTTTGATTTAATGGGTTAATACTTGATTATTTCTTGCCCTTTTTGTGGAGCTTGGCAAGTCTCTCCTTGATGGCGTTCTTGCCTTCCTCGACAGCGTTCACGTTGTCGCCTGCGCCCTTGCCGCTTGGCTGTCGCTGCGCTGGCTGGTAGTGGCTGCTGTAGCCTGCCAACACCTTCTCAGCACCGCCTGCCATCTTCACGGCATTCAGGATGCGCATGTCTTCCTTGCTCTTTGCGAGTTTCTGTGCGCCTGCCAGCTGTGCCTTCGTGTCGTTCAACTGCTGTTTGAGTGCTGCTACCTGCTGTTTCAACTTGGCTACGGTTTCGTTGTCGGTGCTTGATGCGCTGCCGCCATCACCGCCTTCACCGCCCTCATTGTCGGTGTCGTTGTCGGTGTTGTCTGCGGTCTGAATGTCGGTAATTACACCGTCTTCGACAACAATTGTCTTACCGTCCGGCATTTCAAACGTTCCGTCCGGACTTGCCTTGTCGCCAACTTGTGGATCTCCCTCTTCACGCTCAACGGTCAGAACTTGACCGTCCGATGTGTTGAGTTCCATCGCCTTTGGCTCTGCCTTGGCTTGTGGCTCTTCCACCACCTGCTCTGCTTCCTCCAGTGTCTTCACGCCCAACTTGGCGAGAATCTTGTCGAGGAGAGAAGCCTTTACTTCTGTCTTTTTCTCCATTGCTTTTGGATTTTGTTGTTTTGAATTAATAAAATTTTCTATGTTGCGTTTTGATGCGCTTGCGCTGAGTGGTACAATGGTGCTGCTGATAAGACCTAGGCGCAAAGCCTCGCTGGTGTTGATGAAGATGTCCTTATCCATCAAGGCTTGTATCTCTTCCCTATCACACTCGCACCGCTCTACGTATGCGTCCACCATCTTATCCTGCCACATCTGCATTTCCTCGCCCAGGTTCTTCAAGTCCTTTGCGTTCAGCTGGTCGCCCAACCCCCAGCCAGGAACCCACGGATTGTGCAGCAGGAAGGCAGCGTTCTCGTATGCCTTGCGGCTCTCCTTCGGTGCTGCGAGCATGATGATTGTTGCCATGGATGCTGCCTTGCCCTCAACGGTGCAGGAAATCTTCTTGCCGCTCTGCCGCAGTCGGTCGTATATCGCCCAACCTTCGACAACAGAGCCGCCATTGCAGAAGATGCGCATATCGATTGTATCATCGTCTTTCGGTATGCTTGCTGCAAAAGCATCTATGTCTTGAAAACACACGCAATCACCTCCCCACCATTGATACCAGAACTTGTTGTCTTGGCTGTCGATATCGTTGTATATTCTGAGTTTTGCCATTGAATCGTGATTTTTTAAGTTTTAAAACGCTGCAAAGATACGATTATTTTTGGTATGTTTATCTCGTAAGCAGTTAATTTTTCTAAACAAGCCAAAATTTTGGCGCTCTAAGCGGCTTTTATTGCCTTGGGTGTGTAACTTTACCACCTTCAAGCGAAAACCGCTCAGAACGCAAATCTTGATGAAATAACTGCAACCCTTAGAACCTGCCGATATTCTCTATCGTCTGCACTCTCCGCTGGGTGCGGTTTATTTCCTCAACGCTCACTACTGGCTGTGGAGCCATCTGATACCCTCTAGCTACAGCTGCCGCCAGCATATCCATGCCGATGTTGCTGCCTCCGTTGTTGGCTACGATAGGAACACCACCGCCTAGCTGGTTGAATGCGGATAATATAGGGCTGAACATCGATGTCGCCTTGGCGGTCATTACGCTCTCGCCATTGGAAAGCCTTGCCGGGATGCTGTCGCTGGTTCCAGTGCCCGAGCCTTGGACGTAGCCACCAGTGGAAAAGCCCTTGACGAGTGCTTTTGCTCCTGCGAATGCTGCTTTAAGCAATGCGAGTTTCGCAGCTGCGTCTGCCACGCCTGCCCATCCGAGTTTAGCTAAGCCTCTTCCTAGGATTTCAATGTATTGTGCCTCCATGGCTATCTCTACGGCATCCAGCAAAGAGCTAAGTAAAGATTTCAGAAAAGAATGAAAAGATTTATCTTCACTATTAAAGAAATCGACAAAAGCATCTCCAACTGCCAAAATATAGTTTTTCATGTTTTGAAGTTGTTCTTCTGTAAACTGCTTCTTTTTATCATTCTCATTCTTTTGTATTTCCACGTTAGTATCGCTCAGGTCTTTCTGGAGCTGTTCCTGCACGGCTGCATAGTCCTTGTATGCGTCCAGTTTGCTCTGAAGGAAAGCCTTGTATCTTTCCAGCTTGGCTGTATCGTCTTCCTCTCCAGTGCCACCGTTCATTATGTCCGCATCCTTGCGTGCCTTCTCTGCATCCTCGAACTCCTTGTTGAGTTCGTCCACAATTTCCTTTGCTTGGTTCTTCAAGTCTGCTTTCGCCTTAATCATGATGTCGAGAAGTTTTGCCTGCATTTCCTGCGCCTTTTCCGCTCCGATTTGTCCTGCCGCCACGTATGCGTCAATGCTCCTTGCTACCATGTTCTTCTCCAGCTGTTCGAGGTCGTTGTCGTAGTCTCGCTCGTTGTCGTACATGCCTGCGAGGTATCGCTTCTTTGCGTCCATTACTTGCTCGTTGTACTGGAACTGTATAAGTGCAATCTGTGCCTGCAATTCTTTCTCCTGCTTCTTCCTGCGCTCTGCCTCTGCCTTGGCTTCCGCTTTCTCCTTGGCTATCTGTGCCTTGGTCTTGGTAGTGCTGCCCTTGGCTGCTGGTGTCGTTCCCTTGTTTCCGTTCGTTGGCTCGCTGCTGGTCGCTCCACCGTCCACATTTGCTAGCTTTAGGTGCTGCAATCTTCCGTTCACTGCGTTCTCGTATCCGTCAGCGAATGCGTTTCCGAAGTCTGCGCCAGTCTGCTTGATATCCTTCCATCCTTCCTTAATGAACTTTGAAAGGTCGAATATCTCCTTGAATCCCTGCTGTGCCTTGGAAAGGTCGAACGTTACGATACCCTCCAATATATCGAGCGCACCCTTTAGGCTTCTGCCGACTTGTTTCATTGCATCGATGATAAGGTTTGCAACGCCCTTGACTACCGACCAAACGCCACGGAAAGCCGCCCCCAATGTCTGAATAACTCCACGCAAAAGAAGGCTCTCGTTGTACCAGTCGATGAAGTAGTTGATGGTATTGAACAATCCCTTCATTATCTGAATGAGAATCTTCGTGCCGAATTGCTTTCCTGCCGTGATGATTGATGCAAAGCCCTTTTGACTGAAATCGAACATAGAACTCATATAGGTGTTCAGTTCCTTTTGTAACTTGATGTTCTCCAGCTGCACATCTCCCCATGCTCCAGTCTGCTTCTTCACTTCGTCAAGGCTGGTGCTCATCGTGTCGAGCTGTTCGATAAGCTGAATACCTGCTTGCGCTCCCTGCTTTCCGAAGACGTTCTTCAGAACATCGCCCACCTGCTGGCTGTCCGCTCCGAAGTTCTTCATCTTCGTGCTGACCTCTTGGATAACATCGAAGGTACTTTTCGTTCCTTTGGCTAGGTCTTTCTGCACTTGCTTGCTTGAAATACCGATAGCATCAAGGCTGGAAGCCGTGCCGCTGCTCATCTCACGAATTTTCTTGCTCGCCATATCGATGATGTCGAGACCCTTGTCGCTGAAGATACCGCTACGTGTCTGCTGGATGATAGCAACCATCTGGTCTGCCGATATTCCTGCATCGTGGAAGGTAGGCGCATACTGCTGTATCTTCTGCAACATATCGCCCGATAGGTCTGCACCGCTCGCAAAGCCCTTGTTGATTACGTCCATCGCCTGCTCGCCCGATAGATGAAAATTAGCCATAAGGTTGTCAGCCGTTCCAAGAACGTCCTTGAAATCCTTTCCCATCGTGTCCGCTGTGGCTGCTATGCTGTTCCTCATCGTCTCCAATGCTTCCCCGGTGTACCCAGTGAACTCCCTTGTCAGTCGTGTGGCTTCCAGCAATCCCTTGTTGTAGTCATAGAACCACTTGAATGTCATACCAACTCCGACAACGCCAGCGAGTGCAGCAAAATATGGATTCATAACCAAGCCGATTGCGGTCTTACCGAACGCCTTCAGCTTGTCTGTCAGTCCATCCATATTCTGCGCCAGTTTGATGATGTTGCTAACCTCGGTATCATTGACAATATCCATACCAAAGAACTCCGTCCCCTGCAGGTCATCTGCTGCTTGCATCATCGAGTTGTAGTAATTGCCAACGTTGCGATAATATCGTTGCGTCTCCTCCTCAGCCAACTTCAACTTGTCAGTTATCTCGTTGATATGCTTGGCTAGGGCTTGCCCCTTCGCTCCCTCACGTTCTGCCTTCGCCATTTCGTCATACTTCTTGGTGGCATTGGAAAGCTGGGCACGCAGCTGCTTCAAGCTGCCCTCCTGCTCGTTCTCTGTGCGCACATTGTTCTGTATCTCCTTCTGCAGGGCACGCACGTTGTACTGGTACTCCTTGATGGTTGCGTTGATGGCTTCCGTCTGCACCTTCATTTCGTTGGTCGTGATGGTCTTGTCTTTTTCCTGCTGCTGCAAGTCCTTGATGCTTGCCTTTAGCTGGTCTATCTTCTCCTTGTATCTGATGATGCCATAGATTGCATCCTCGTACTTGACCTTGATGTCAAGAATCTGCTGTTTGTCTTCACTTACCATAGTTCTTTCTTTTTAGTTGTTCAACTCTATCATTGTAACCTCGCAATATCCGCTGCTTGTTGTCTTGATTTCTAGAACCGCAAAATAGGCTCCATACTGGGCAAGGTACACTGGCTTCGTCTCGTCAAAATCCAGAATATCCAAGTCCGACAGATTGAGCCGCTCTGTGATTACGTGCGCCTTGGCGATGCTTGCTGCAAGCTGCTTGTACTTCGTATCGAATATGTTCTGAAGGTCAATACCAAATCGAAGTGCAGCTTGCTCCTTATCATCTCTTAGCGTCATAATTCGCTCCTTGCATCCCTTATACTCTCCACCATTCTTCATGCCGAAAGAATCAAGTGTTCTTATTGGTATGCGGTTGTCATCGCTGGCTGCAAAAGGTAGCGTCCACGTGTCCTGCTCATAGTCCAAAGTCTGGTTGCTGATTACGAGGTCTGCATCATAGTCCCCGGTTGTCTCTTCGTCTTCCTTCCACTTGTAGCGGTTGTGTTGCATAAAGTCTGAAACGGAATACTCGCTTTTCCGTGGTGCACCTTGGCGGTCATACGGAATGAGTTTTCCGCTCCAGTCGTAGGCGTTCGCCTTGTTGCTCCAGACGCTGGAAAACATAACGAACTGTACTTGCGTGCTATTTGTCAGCTGTCTAGGGAATGAGCCAGTTATCAAAGCCAAAAACTTAATGAAGTTTGTTACCTCGATTTCAGGCAGGTTTATGCCGATAGGGAAACTTCCACCAATCGGAACGCTGTCCCCACTCTTGACGCTCGCAGTGATTTTGCCGCCATAAACGGAAGGCATGTTGACTGTGTTTATTCCGTGCATGATAGTCTCAAACGTCAGTACATCGTCCTTCTTTAGCGATATAGTGTTTGTCCCTGCCGAAAGCAAATAAAGATAGCCATCGATAGCATATCTGCGTAGTACGACCGGGTACTTAACCTGTCCATCCTCGTACTTCAAATCTCCGAACTCGTATTCCTGCGTGGATGCCTCACCTCCGGTGGTACTTGGTGTTGTTACGGTCATTTTCACGCCCATAGGCAACTGAATCTCCGCTGCGTCTTCAAACTGATGTCTGACGTAGTATTGCACTTGCACATCAAAGGTCAGTTCGCAATCCTTCGTTATCGTCAGTTTCTGTACATCGCTGCCAGTGCTTGGTGTGACTGACGTCAATGAGTTGTTGACGGAAAAGGAAAGTGCTCCCAGTCCGTCACGGCTCTTAACGTCTGCGGTCAGATTACCGATGATTGTCTTGTCGTCTGCCTTGTTGTTGATTATAGGCACAACGAGGTTGTTCAACATCTTCTTTGCTTCATCATCCTGCCAAACGAAAGATACGCCCGACTTCCTCGCTATCCTTGACAATAGCCAGTTTACGGTCACACATGGCTGCAAGAATTTTGGGGACGTTTTATATTCATCCACCGCCACATCATCGCCTACGAAATCCTCCTTATTATCGCCATCTATCATTTCGTGCATAGGTGTCAGCCCAGTAACTGATAGCGACAGAGTGCTGTAATATTCGGCAGGTGCATTCACTACGAGGTATGCAGCTCTAGCCTCTCCTCTGATGGTGTATACTTCCAGCGTCTCATCTTCTCCGCTCACGGATATAACCCGCATGTACTTATCCAGTACTGCATAGCTTCTGTAATCGCCCTTTCCTTGCGCTTGCACCTTTGCCGTTGATGATGGCAAGAAAGGGATAAGAGCACAGATCATGTTCGATGCGCTCTCTATATTTCCGCTTATATACTTTCCGACCTCTGTACCTGTTCTGATGCGTCCACGGCTAGGCGAGTATTGTGTCGTGGTATATTTATTCCTCTGCACCAAATTAATGCCAAAGTTATCTTTGCTCTCAATTCGGTATGGATTGTAATAAGCAAAGAATATCCCATTGCTCACGGCTTCCTCCCTGGTGTTTGGAGTGTTGTACTTTTCAAAAAGCACTCTGTCTGTCACTCCCAGTTCGTTCAGTTTCATTCCGCTCTCCAGTAGCTTCGTGAACGCTGGCATTATACCCCAATAGATTGAGACCTCAACATTTTCCTCGATGCTCAGAACGTTCAAACGTCCGTCCTTGATAATTTGCACACCTCCACGGAAATAACTGCACTTATGGAAAATATAGGGGTATCTGCTGCCGCTCTTCGGTCTGTCCGCTTGCTGCAATACTGAAAGATTGTGCACCGTCCGTGGCAACTGGATGGTGTACGTGTAGTTCGAGGTCATTTTCGTGACGTCACGAAAAAGGTTGCTCTTGATGTCGAGCACCACATCGGTGTTCTCCGGCAAGTCCATCAAAACACCGTCAATGTAAAGTTGCTGGTCTATCATAGTCTCTGAACGTTAATGTTGTTAATAATCATTTCGCACACGAAATCCTGCAAGCAAGCTGTGCTCTTCGTGTAGCTTCCTGCCTTGATTGTTACGCTCATCCACATGTCTTCCTCTTGCGTCCAGTCTCCCCCTAGGTACATGTCAACGACCGGGCTGCTGGCTAGGTCTTGTAGCATATCGAACGTATCACTGTCAACCAACGGAGCACAAAGTTTGATTGAATCCGTACGCTCGTATCCCTGCCTTCTTCCATTATCGCCATAGTAGCCGTATAGATAATCGGCTAAATTGTTGCGTATGAAACTCAGGTCGCTTGCTATCTCCCTCGTTTCCTCCCCAGCCGCAAAGAGCCAATAGCGGATGAATCCGTGCCGGTCAATCCAACGCAGATAGATACCACTCTCAGCATCGTCTCTGTCGATGCGTAACAATAGTGACTGCTTACCTCCGGTGGTTAATCTGAAAGTAAGGTCGAAAGTATTGTCAAACGTTCCCTGCTGAATCTCTCCATCATAATCGTATATGTTCCAGTATTTTGCACCACTCGGCAATGTGTCTGCGTTGAAGTCCATCATACCGTAAGTCGGAATCTCCAGTAGCTTATTGGGTGCTCCCTCGTAACCGATTAGTAGTTTGGTGTTCAACCTGCTTAAGTATATGCCAAAGGTGAACGGATAATGAGTAAACCATGTAATACGTTTGTAGCCGTTCCAGGTCTCCCCATACTTTGGTGCGCCCCAAACCATGTTCGTGGTGAAGTCGATGCTCGCAAGCTGTTCGTCTCTGTCATCGTATACGTTGACCTCGATGCCCACTAGAAGGTTTAGAACGCTGGAATCATAGTCTATTGTCCAATCATAGGCTGCATTGATACGTCCGTCAAAAAGAGCTTGCACGTATGTCTTGAAGTCTGTTATGCACTCACTGTTGAACGCCTCCACATTGTAGGCTCGTTCCTTGTTGCCACATCTGATTATTACCTCAATCCACGAAAGGTTACTTCCACTTGCTTTGATAATGCAAGGCAAAAATGCAAAGTATACTTCATCGGGGTAGAAAAAAGAATATCCGTTGTTCACTGTCTGTCTCATACCGTCTCATTGTTTAGTTTGATACTTCCCACCGACTGGTGGATTAAGAAAATAAGTCGCTGTCCGAGCCGTTTCATTGTGTCGGGCACAACGTTGCTGTATACGTCAGCCCTGCCGCCAGTCCGGTGCAGTTTAGAACCCTTGTTTGCGATGGTGTGGGCGATGGCTCCTGCCATGCTCATGTCGCCACGCTCTTGTGGAGTGTACTTGTGTGCCCGGTCGGTCTTGTAGGGGATAGGTCTGCCGTGCAGTCCCTTGTCCTTCATCCACTGCCGGATGATGCCAGCAAAGCCGTAGGGTATCTTGCCTGACCTTCGTCCGGTTTCGAGAACCCCGAATGGCTTGTGCCCCCAGAGGATGGTTTCTTCCTCGCTGGGCTGTTCCACCTTTAGGCTCGCTATGGTGCGCCCCGATGCGTTCTGTCCGTTGATACGAATGTGGTTGATGATAAGTTGCCGTGCTCTCTCCACTTCCTCACGCATGATAAGCGATGCCGCCTTGGGGTCGAATTGAATGCCTCCCTTGCTCATACCTCACACCCTCCTATGCTCTGTGTCAGCTGAAGGGAGTACATTACGCCAGACACGATCGTGCTCAAGCGCTCGATGATGGTCTCGTAGTACTGCTGCCCTTCCAATGGTTCAAACTGGTGCGACTGGTTGATGGCTCGTATCATCCTTGCCCCTGCCACCTTCATTCGGTCGATGCACTCTCCGTTGTCTTCTCCTTCTGCTCCCCTCGGTACGGTGTCGAGATAAGCCAGGGCAACGTTTACGGTATCGTATACTCTGCCGTTTCGTATCTCTGTCGTGCCGCTGGCTGGGATGATGCAGACGATTGCCGGATAGTTCAGCTTCTCCAGCTTGGTGTCTGCTGTGTCCCAGTCCTCGAATAGGTAGGTGTAGTCTGGTAGCGTGTCTGCTGCCAGCTGCTTTAATGTTTCTCTGATTGTTGCCATAATTATCTAGATTTACGTTTCATTTCTTCCGCTTGCAACTTCTGCAGGTTCCTCTCGTACACGCTTCTCTTGTTGTCCATTTCCATGCACTTGTAGATGCGAAGCCATGGTGTTTTTAATACTTGGTCGTGGTCGCTGATGCCCATCCTTACCGCATACCAGTCCAGCATGCCGAATAGTCCGAACCGCAGGGTATCGATGCCTGCCTCCTTCTCCAGTCTCGTTGGCTTCGCTGTGTCTGTGCTCTCGAAGAGCTTGTTGATACGCTCGACCTCTGCTGTTACCCAGCCGATGAGCATAACAACATCAACCGCCCTAGCCTGCTCCACTTCCTTGTGGCTCAGACCGAGGACGGTTGTCACTATCTGATACAGACTTTCTTCGCTGTCTGATAGCTGGGAAAGGTCAATCAGCTGCCCGATGGATAGCTGGTTGAGGTTGTCGGGCACTCGCTTCCCTCCGACAAATGCAGGTCGTGGCTGCTTGCCGATTTTGTAGCTGGTGTGCCTTGCCACTGCCAGCCAGTACTTGAATGTAGTGTTATTATCCATACGCTTTATATTTTTTATCGTTATCTTTGTCTCAATACGTGCGCCCTAGCCGTTCCATGGCTCGCTACGGATAACTTCTTAAGGGCTACGTATCGTATTGCGTCTATGCCGTGGTTAAATGCGTCTATAGGCTGGTTCGTTGTCTCTCCATCCCTTGACTTCTTCCACTTGTATTGCTGCATGTTCCCGATTATGCCGTGGCTGCGTCTTGTTATGTTGATGCGGAAACGCTTTAAGATGTCGATACCGTTGTTGATGCTGTCCGCTCCCTTGGTGCTGCCGATTATCCACAGCCCTCGGTTGTGTATCTCCTGAATGCTCTTAGGCTCTGCCGAATCCGCAATGATAAGGTCTCGTTTCGTCCGTCCTTGTTCCTTGCATCGGTCTGCGATGTCATCGTTCGTCATTCCAGGCTGGTAGATTTCTTCGTCCACCCATAACTCTCCGTGCGCCAATATAACGTGCTCCAGCGCAGTTGGGTCGTTGGTGAATCCGAAGTCCATACCCCTGCATTCCATCTTCCACTCATCCCTTGGTGGCAGCTTGTCAACGATGCCCCAGTTGGTGAAGATAAGCCCGGTTATCTTTCCGGTCAGTCCTCTTGCGTAAACTCGCCACAGTTCGGGGTCGTCAATCTCTTCAATTTTCTTGTGTTCCTGCTCAGTCAGGAATCGGTTGTTTCGGTGGTCGCTCAGGATTAATCTGCAATCATCCCTGCCGATGATGTTGTTGTGCACCCAAAACCTTGCACTTGGGTTGTAGTCGATGAATACCTGCTTACGTGTTCGGATGGCCAGCTGCCAAAATACTTCGTACGGCACACCGTTCGCCTCGTTCACGAACAGATAGTCTCGCTTTCCGTTCTTCGCATCCTGCGCATCTTGGTAACTCTTGAACTCGATGATTGAGCCGTTCTTCCCTCGGTAGCTGCTGTCGCTCTTGTTGTTCTTGAACCAGTCCAGCAACTCTGCCCTTGTGTGCAGGATGGTGTCTAGGTCTCGCATGGCTCCCACCTTCAAGTTCGGGAGGTCTTGACCGCACACCGTGATAATTGCCATCGGATGCTCAAAAGAAAGCACTATAAGACGCTGCATGATGGTGTATGTCTTCCCCGAGGACGTGCCTCCTTGGTTTACGAGAAACCTTGGCTTCACGTCCGCATTCGGGTCATACAGTTCACCAATAACGTCAAATAGTGCCATTCTTCAAACAATAAAACTTAAAACAAAATTATGGTTAAATTATTCTTTATCCAATCCCTCACGCTCGATTACTTCCTGCTCGCTGGATGCGCACTGGTGTCCCGAGTTGATGTAGCGTACCTCGATGCCGCCTTGGAAGCCTGCGTTCAGGTCGAGCACGACCTTATCCAGTCCTAGCAGCTTGCAAATCTGCGTCTCTGCCTTTAGGATGATGTCTAGGTAGCGTGGGTCTCCGAGACCTCGCTTCTCAGCATCGAACATTATCGCCTTGACGGTATCCATCGTTACCAACCCAGTGTCTGGATCCTTGTTAGGCAGTCCGACTTGTTTCTGTGTCTTGCTGTTATAGTCCGCTTTGGATTTCTCCCATGCGTCCCAGGCTTCACGTATCACCAGTTTCAACCTTGCCACCTCGCTTGTTATCTTTTCGTCCGTGTCGGTCAGTCTCTCTTCCCTCCACTCCTTCAATAACCGCTGAATGTCGCAGTGCGCTTGATTGTATTTCGGTCTGTCGAGCCGTTTGCGAACCTCTGCCGTGATTTCTCGCTCCGTCCATCCCTTGCGGTATAGGGGTGCGATAATCTGCAGGCGGTTCTCGATGTCGATTT